GTCTATATATTCCTTCAATGTAACTTTAGCGACATTAAATTTAATATTAACAGTCTCTTTAAAGTTAGTGTAGTCAACATACTCTGACAGTTTCGCTGTAGTAATCGCTAGCTGTAATGCGAGTTTCTCTTTAACACCCGTCATGTCTAGGGCATCTGATACCTTGGCTTCAGCAAATAAGAAAGCCACTTTAAGAGTTGAACCTAGTCCTTTAAGTTTTGATTCTATCTTTGTTTTAACAGCAGCTAGATCAATAGAGGAAGGTATGAAAGTAAAGCTCTCTATAGCAATACTAAGGCCCTTGCTTGCCGTCGATAAAGAAGTTGTCAAATGTGTTTTAAGAGCTAAAGGGTCTACTAAAAAGCTAGGAGTAATACCTATAGAGAAGTTTTTAACTGAGTTTAGTGCTCTGTTTAGACCTGTTCTAAGGTTTCTACCCATCTCGCTAAAGTCAACACTAAACGTGTCTTCTAAGGTTTTTCTAACATTAAAACCAAACAACTTAATATAGCCTTCTGCAATTAACATATCTAATTTAATTCTAAGAGCGAAGATACCTATATTGTCAGCAACAAAGTTAAATGCATTAGTTAAGCTTATGATAACCCTTTTAAGTCCTTCTGAGAACCCAATAACTTTATCTATTTCAAATACCATTCTTTGGAACGCATCTTTAGAAACAATCTGTAGTGATTGTACTGTTGCATTCAAAGTGCCAAATTCGTTTTCCATAGCATCTGCTTGGCTTATAATAGCGTTGAAAACTGTTTCACTAGTTAGTAGTCCGTCAGCGGCAAGCTTTCTTAAGTTACCAAAAGGAACACCCATACCATCAGCAATAGCTTGTGCTAATCGTGGTACACCTTCAAGTACAGAGTTAAGCTCTTCACCTCTAAGAGTACCAGAGGCTAGACCCTGTCCCAACTGCATAATAGAAGCAGCGGCAGTGTCAGCACTAGCACCAGAGATGGTTGCGGCCTGTTGAACTACTTTAGTAGCGAGTATTAAATCTTTACTGGATTTACCAGCATCTTTTAGTGAGAGACCAAATCTGTTAAACGTATCAGCCGCAATAGAAACAGGCACACGCGCATCAGCGGCAAGCTTGTTAATCTGTGTCATAACGTTCTTAAGTTCAGAACCTCTCCCCACAACAAGAGCAATCCTGTTGTCGAGGTTTGTAATAGCGTCAGAAGCTTTAGTAATACCCTTGGTCAACTGTGTGACAGCGAATATTGCAGTAGCAGCGATAGCAAGGTTTCTAAAAGCTTTAGTTACTTTGTTAGCTGAGTTCTCAATATTTCCAACGGACTTCTGTAGTTTAAGTAGATCACCACGCGCTTGCGTACTGTCACTTCTTACTTTAATATTCACACCTTTTAGTGCCATGTGTATCTCCTTAATAAAATTGCCCTTAATGGGTTATCCTCTTCATATGAGAGGGCCATCAAGGGCAAATAATATTCTTAGTTAGTTAGCAAGCCAATTCTACTCAGTACCTGTTCTATAAAGTATCTTGGAGCTTGCCTACTATGACCGTTGTTAAGAGGCCCTATGTGTTCGACGGGATTGTTTATAAACCCACCACCATCAAGGGTCTTTACTGAGTACCACCCAGCTCTAGCTTCCCCTGTTTCTACAGGAGTGACTACTTTTAAAGTGTCTGTTGCAAAATCAATTAAGTCACTGACTTCAGCGTTTGCTAGCTGAAACATCTCTGCTTCGACTCGCCTCATTTCTCTATCGAAATCTCTGACGTCTATTCTCAATTTACTCATTATCATTCACTCTCTTGTTTAAGCCACGGAGGAGACCAGCCTTCATCGCCACCACTAGCTTCTAACATCCTTTTAAGGAAGTCGCCGCTAGGTAATGCTTTTTCTTCGGCTGGTATATTATCTTTTAATTGTCTTAAAGATACAAATAAATCTTCTGCATCTGCTTTTACACCCGCACTACGCAGTGTCAGGTATGTTCTTTGGTCTTCTCTCCATCCTACTGGACGCTTCTTGAAGAAGGTAAACCAACCAAGTAACTCTTCATAAGGCATACTGTGATGTATCTCATGAACAGGCATATGTAAATTATATGCAACTTCGTGGACTGCTTCTTCAAAAGGAGTTAGTTTCCCACCTCTGCGGCCTCTGGTTTAGAACCAAGACCACTAACGGCTAGAACTTCTTCGGATAGGTCAGATAGCGCTCCTAAAGGAAAGCCATTAAATTCTTCGTCAGTTAATTCTTCAGCACCGACTACTGCTAATCGAAGGACATCTCTTATTAAACCTAACTGTGCGTCTTCAGCTTTTGACTTCTGACTCTTAGCTACAAGTTTGGTAATTCCCATTACTTGTAATACTGTTAGTTTTCGGACTTCTACTTCGTCATCCATAAATGGAACTTTTACTGTTATTATTTTTCCTACTAAATTTTTCATTGTAGTTAATCTCTTTCTAATACTATGTTAATACTGGTTATATCTAGTTTATTTATCTGAGAATAGTGATGAATTCTCTTTTTGAAAATCGTCCATCATTTTTCTTACGTTATGAAGTACACTTAGTGTCTCCATTATTTCTTTTCCTGTTTCTGACTGTCCATCAAAGTCTTGAAATCGTTCAAAGCTTTTTCGGATGGATATGTCAATACTTCTTCGCATGTGTCTAAATGTTGTTCTCATGACGAAGCTTTTACTAAAAGGCTTGTCCATATAATACTCTTTTCTGGGATAAGTCAGGAGGCTCCCGAAGGAACCCCCTTGTTATTAAATCTTAAACTTAAGAAGCAGCTACAGTAGCTGGTCCAACAAAGTCAGATTGTGTTGATATAGTTACAGTTGCTGTAGTCGCGTCTGTCAAGCTTGGGTTTACCAAGATTGCTTCGATTTTACCTTTCCAGTAAAATTCAGTGTTTGCAGTAGCGATTAAAGTTGCAGCAGATTCGTCAGCAGTCAAAGCGGCAGATGCCATCATGAATCTGAAAGTTACTGAAGTGCCTACTAGAGCATGGAAGGGTACCATGTCAGCAGCAACGTAGTTGATTGTTACTTCTAAGCTTGGAGCGTCGGCTTGCCCTTGAACTTGTGAAGAGATGCTTTGACCGTAAACAGGAACGTTTACGATGTTTGCTGGTGTTCCGATTGATGGGAATTCACGAACAGAAGGCATACGCAAGTGTGTCGCGTCTGCAGTTCCGGGTGTTGCTCCAACAAACAAAGCAGCAAATTCAACAGCTGTATCAGTAGCTGCTAAAGGTGTTACGTTGTTTATGTCAAGGTATGTAAATATACCTGATCTAAGGTCTGTAATGTGTGCCATTTGTAATTAGTCTCCATATGATGTAAATGGTATGATGTATTTTGCGTTGTATAGGGATTTGTTAGCTGAGTCAATACCAACGACGTCCATGAAGGATGTCAGAAAGTATAAGCCAGTGCTTGTCTTTTGGTTTTGCAAGAGTGTATCGAGGTAGTCAGAGATCTCCATTGAGCGCCTCTGGCCTTCCCCTGCTTTAACAAACATATTCAGTATCACTGTTCCGTCATAAGCTTTAGCACCACCATAAAAGGGGTTGTTGCTTGATGAGGGAAGTACTGATAGTGTAAGATATTCGTCAACGCTGGTTAACTTACCTTGGTAGTTGTCAGGTACTACATTAATGTTTCGAGCTACCCAAGTTGAGTCGGTGAACTTAAGCTCCACATCGCTTATCATTTCTAGGAAGGTCATTATGATTGCTCCCTTACGATAGTTGCGTTTATAGTGAATCCATCGTCTTCAGTGTCAACGATGTTGTAAGTTATTTTGTCTACTTTGAGTTTGTCGTACACAGTCATATCCGTGCCGCTCTTTAACATTGCTTTAGTGGTTTTAACTTCAGTCGAGCTGTTTGTTTCTGTCATAATAATGACGGATACTTTAACAGACTTATTCGTCTTAGTAGTTGTACCAGTAGCAAAGTTGTAAGCGCCTACGTTAGTGCTTGTTAATGTGCCTGTTCGTACTAGGTCTCCTACAGCCGCAAATGCTTTATCTACAGCTCCTTTAATCCTAGCGTTAAATGACATTAGTTATTCCTCCACCAAGCAGTGCCTATACCAGATTTTCCTCTAACTAGTAGTGGTCTGATTTTCTTTTTCATTAGGCTTGCTTGTATTGGAGTTTTAGTGACATCGTTATTTGAGTCACTTATACTAATCGACCCCACAGAGATCGACTCAAAAGTTTGAGCCTTTCCCTGTAGAAGGTCTTCATTATCAACTAAGTGTAAGGCTTGTTCAAATACAGCGACTTTAACTTGAGTCGGTATATCTGCAACACCAAATGTAATAGTGCTTCCCATGCGATTGTCTGCATAGGTAGCGTTCTTACGTGGCCAAGCTAAGGCTTGAGATGCACTAACCGCATTGCCTACCCAAGCGTTATCATCTACAATCGAAGTTGCAGTGACAAGTGCTTGTTCTTTTAAATCATCAATAGCAGACGACCAGTTGGCCGAGTCTATTCGAGTTTCAAAGTAAGTGTCTGCTTCATCCACAGATACATAGCTATTTGTATTCAGTGTTAATGCCATTAGTTTTGTCCCTAGCTATAATTACGCGTGGAATATTGGTAGAATGTCTAAGTTAAGAGCTGCTGCTTTACGTGTGTAAGAAGCCGCTGCACCAAGAGTTGCGTTAGTTGCGAAACCAGAAGTTGATCCAGCCCAGTCGTAACCATTTGGATGCATGATGTGTCCCCATCTGTACCAGATGTTTGTTGATCCGCCACCAGTGTAAGAAGCAGCATTTCGCTCTACTTCAACAGGAGTTGGCATTGGAACTGGAGCCATAGTGATAGCCGCAGGTTTTACAACGAATGAACATTTAGTAGAGAAAGTGCTTAGGTCGTTAGAAGACGCACCAGAAATCATTTGGTTTGCACGAGTCATAACCAATCGGAATTTTCCGCCGAATACTGTTGAGAACTCAAGGTTGCCGTCTACGATTTTAGTTTCGTCTACTAGGTTAGCAGCACGCATTTCAGCCATTACTTCAGGAGAAGTAAGAAGGTACATGAAGTCAGGTTCGTAATCTTTGAACGCCATTCCAACAGCTTTGAAAAGTCTTTCGCCACGAGCCGCACCAGCAGCACTTGAGTCAAACAATCTTCTGTCGTCAGAAGTTGAAGTTGCAGCAGCACCAAATTCGCCAAGAGCGTTGATGTCTACGAAGTTACCAGTTGCAGCTGTGTCAGCGTCTGTATCGAAAGAGATAAGACCACCGGCTCCAGCGCCGCCTTTGTCGCCAAGAGTTACTTCAGATAAAGCAACGCCTTTAAGAACTGCTAATAGTGCATCGTGCTCGTCTTGAGCTCTTACTTCAGAGAAATCTCTTGCTATTTTGCTTAGTCCGTCTTGCTTAGAGATAACTTCTTGTAAGTTAACTTGCTGAGCGCCGAATGTTCTTGCTGATTTAACATAGTTAGCTATGTCTGTTGCGATGTCTGTGTATGTTCCGTCTGTAGCACTTGAAAGGCTAGGTACGTTTACTGTTGCAGATAATGGTTTGTAGTAACGGAATTGTCCGATGTAAGATTCACCAGTTGCGTTGACTTCTGCACGGTTGCCTACGATGCCAGAGCTGTTAAGCTTCTTAGCAGTTGTGTAAGCTTCGTCAGCATAAGCTGAAATAGCAATTGCTACGTTTTGGAAGTCTGTGTTAGTTATAGCCATAATTTAAATTTCCTTTTAAAAACTATCTAGAGTTGATTATGTTGTTGTTATTAAATGTTAAAGTTGCCTAGTTGGCCTTTTGCCGCTAGACGTAGGACTTCTTCGGTGCTCATGTCACTCAGAGCTTTTGACTCTGGAGCAATAGGAGAACTTGAAGATGTTGTCGCACCAGATCCAGAATTGGATTTAACGCGGAATAAGAAAGAGTTAGACTCTTCTTTAGAGTATGACTCAACGAAATCTGCAATAGATGCACCTGAAGTATGTTTCCACGCTCCATCTTCGTTTTGTACTAGTTGATCAAGTACGTCTTTCTTAGCCATTTCTCGGCTTCGATCAGATCTGAACTCAAGTTTAGCGATTTCAGCACCAAGGATGCTATCACGGTTTAGCTTAGTATTCTCTTTTTCAAAGACAGAAAGTTTAGCTGTAAGATCTGCAATTTTCATTTCTGCTAGCTCTTGTAGTTTGCCTTCTTCTTCTAGTTTAGCGATTTTAGCTGTCTTCGTATCTGCTTCCATCTGGTTTTTAACCTTAAGGGCATCATCGCGTTCTTTAGCCATTCGATCCATAGATGCTTTCATGCCCGCTAATTTAGCGTCCACTGCAGCTTGGAACTTGTCTTCTTCTAGTACTTCTTCAGTAGGAGTTTCTATTGATTCTTCAACAGGGGTTTCTACTACTTCAGTTTCTACTACTTCATTCTCTACTTCATTACTCATTTTATTTTCCTTTCAGGCACAGCCCAAATTA